CTCTCTCTTTCAAAAAAATCAATTTTTTTTATTAGATTCTCTTTTATTCTAGAATATTTGGATAATCTAACTAGAAGAGATGAGAACAAATATTTCTTACTCTCATTGGACAAATACATGAATGATGATTTTGAATGATTATCATACTCCTTTACTAATTTTTCTAGATTTTCATCTAATATAGAAAAATAATCTATTTTTTCAGATAAATCAGGAATCATATTGAAAATAGATGATCTGTATAATTTTTGATAAATCTCTCCGCAAGTCTCAAAATACAAATCTCCTTCTTCTTCTCTTTTTTTTAAAATTATCTCTTTGTTTACGTTTAATGTTATAATTCCTGGATAAGAGTTGTATGAAAAAGCTGAGTTTATAACCTTTTCAGCAGTTTTTAAATTCCCTTCTTCTTTTACCACTTCACATCTAATTATAATTGAACTTTTTTTATTCATGTATGTTTGAACATATTTGCAAAGTTTCTTTTCATCTGAAAAGGGATTTTTCTTTTTTGTTTCTTCATAACTTTTGTCTAACCATGTGAATCTTTTTTCATATTTTTTAAAAGTTGTGATCTGATGTTCATATACTGGATATGAATTCCAAAATAATCTACATAGAGAACCTAACGAGTCTTCTCTTTTTGAAAAATTCTCATCATATTTTTTTATCTTTACTAAATAATTTGGGAGATTAATCTTTGTTTGTTTGAATTCCTCTTTTAGACCTTGATGAGAAAATTTTTCATAAATATGATCATAAAAAAAAGTATCTCCAAAGTATATATTTTTGACATTGTTATTATCTATTATTACTGATAATCTAGAATTTATTTCTTCAGATATTTCAAATAGACTTTTCTTTATGCTCATAGCTCCACTTTTAAAGATCTTTTCGCTAGTTATAAACATAAAAGTTCTCCACTTTTGGACATTTTTTGATATCCCAAAAAGAGCAAAATTTTCTGGCATAGACTCTATTCTATCTTTTAAGAGAGATATGTATAATTCCTTATCATCCACTTGTCGTTCTAAATATAACAAAGGGTTATTTTTTAATTTTTCATCTCCATTCACGCTTATAATGTTGTCTAAGTTTTCTTTCAAATATCTCTCACCCTTTTTTAAAGATAATTTTATACTCAGTCCAGAAATTCCTTCATTAGAAACTTCAAAATTTTCATCTGTAAAAGTATAAATTAATGCTTTTCTGTAATTTTCATCCATTTTAAAAGTCAGATATTCGTTAAAAGACATAGGAAAAATTCCGCAACAGATCATAGGACACAACTGGAAATATCCTAAAGTAGTCAATTTATTAACTTTAATTGATGGAAAATATTTTTCCGAAAAAAAGTTCATATGACCCAGACCTAATGTTCTATAATTGCTTCTCATACAAAAATAGGATATCCAATAAGCTGTTTTTAAATGAAGACCTCTCTCTACCATATTTTTTAATACTGCATACAGTCCTTCTGAGTAATTTCTAGGATTTGATGTCACTGGAGTCTGAAATAAACTGTATGCATTTTTCAAAAGTACTTTTACTAATCTTTTTCCAACAAAAAACTCAGAGTTAAATTCATATAGATTTCTGAAAGTGGAAGTACTTTTTTCATACGAACTTGATGCTCCAATACCGTTAGTACAAATCTCTCCAATGTACATAGTTTCTTTCAAAATACTCTTTAAAGTTTTTCTTAACTGAATCTTAAAATCTTTTTCTCTTTCAATGTCAATATCATTTTTATTATAACCTACAACGATAGTTTTTTTTCTTCCAACATCATCTGAACTAACTTGAGAGTCTTGTATTATTCTCACTTTTAGATTTTTCCAGTCATAAGACATCTTCATTATATAAATATAACTACAGTCTTCTTCTATGAGTTGAGCAAAAGCATGTAATAAAGATGATAAATAGTGTTGAATTCCTTGCATCATGTTTGACCTATTTAAGAATTTATAAACCTTGTCTCCTAATATCTTGCTGTCAATATTCTTAAAAAATTTATTTCTCATCTCTTCTGATAAAAAATTCAATGAAGCATCAAAACTAATTACTTTTTCTGATCCTAAAAAGCTTTTAACAATAGATGGTGGAATCAATATCTTCTTTCCGGAATGTAAATTTTGAATATACATTAATAGTGAATTCAATGAAGGAAAATCTGAAAATAAATGAAACAACAAAGATCCCATTCCTATTTGAGTAAATTTTTGACACCAAGTTTGTTGGTCTCCTGAATATGAATAAGTTACTTTACTTGTTTTTAAGCCTGCACTTTCAAATTCTTCAATAGTTTCTTCCACTTTCAAATTATGATTTTCAGGCATCTTGTGTTTGGTGGTTCCTTTTGTTAACATTTCAGAATCTAATTCTTCACAAATTTTTCTGCTAATTTTTTCTGTTAATTGAATCATTAATAATGGTATAATATGTGCAATAAATATTTCTCTAGTAGTGAGTCCTCCTTTAGCAAACATATGAAAACAATTCTCAAAATTATTATTTTTGTCATCTATGTAATCAGTCAAAGATTCAATATCCATGTAAGGTCTCAATTTTATTATATTTTTCATTATCCATTTACATAAAGCAAAATTAAATTTTTCTCTTCCAAAATTGTTTCCCATTTTTTGCCATATTTCCTCATCATTTAAACCGCTGTATTCTTTGGATTTCTTTCTAAATTCTTCTATGCATTCATATACTAACAATGAACTTGATGTCATTCTTTCGAAATCAACCACATGAGTTCCAAAAACACTATAGACTGTTTTCTTTACGAAATTTATCCATCCTCCTTTCTTTTTATCAAAGAATTCTTTTATTTTTATAGCACCCACTTTGCTGAACAGATTACTAAAAGTATGAGATATGTCTTTAGGTTTTCC